TTGTTTAATAAGAGGAATATTAGAAGAAAAATTCCAGATATATCGAATGGGCAATCCTTAAAAAAGGAGAAATAATAACAAATGAAAACAGTAATTTTTTTATGTATTGGATTTCTAATTGGGATGTTATTTTTACATTATATTTGGATGAAAAAAATTCTGCCTTGGCTTTCATTTTGGGTTCAAGTAATGGAACATGATTGGAGACACCGCACAGCTCGGAAAAGAGCGGGGAAATAAAATTAAAAGAGGAGCATAATTAAATGGTTATTAAAGGACTGAATGGCAGTGAAAAATTACATAAGTTGGGGAATAAAAATAGAATGACGGATTATAATTTACAATGTATTAATTGCAGAAAAGAACGAAATATAAATTTAGTAGCACATCGAAATGATAAAGAATATATCACCGGATTTCTAGTAATTTGTAATGATTGTCTTAGATTATTAGAGAAATTGAATAAAACAATTAAGATGGTTATAGAGAATGAATAATTAAAGTTAGAAAGGAACTTGATCAAATGAATAAACAAAGCATAGAGATTCTTAATGCAATAACTAAATATAATGATTTTCACATAGACGATAAACGCTTAGTTATTATTGAGTCAAGAGATACAGGTTTTTCAAGTGGAAAAAAAGGACCCTATTTATCATTTGAAGATTTAACATCTGAAGATTTCTTTGAAGTTTATAGATACAAAAAAGGCCTACAAGAAAATGAAGATAGGAAGGGAAAGTGATTAAATGAACAAATTAAGCTCTCTAAAAAAGAAAAAATGGCTCAAAGATAGGCAAAGAGCCAAAAAAATAAAAAAGCAGCACAATTATGTATATAAAACGCATAAAGGTACTGCTGCTTTCTATCTTCAACAGAATTTGGAAGATCAATCTATACAAGCAGAGAAGGAAAAGATGATTGAACAAAAGACAAAGAGGGAGATATTAAATGAAATGTAAAACTTGTGGCAAAGATACTGTTGGGAATATGAATTTTTGTTATAGATGTTTGAATGATTGGTCGGAAATGAGAAAACAAATATGGAATCATCACGAGAAAAAATACGGGAAACTATCTATTGATAATTTAAAGATTCGTCAAAAAGATACAAAAAGACTTGAAGCGATATGGAGAAAAGATAAAAATAAATTCCAAGAAATATTAAGCAAAGGAGATGATTAAATGAAAATTTATAAGGGAAAAAGATTAAATCCAGAAGAAGGGACTATTTCTAATGTTGTAATCACTGTCAATAGCGAGCCATTAACACACCATATTTATCATAGTCCCGATGGTTTTAATTGGGGGTATGGGGGCTCAGGACCTGCCGACTTGGCAAGAAGCATTTTGTGGGATTTTATTGGGACAGAACCAACTCCCGGTTTATATCAGGACTTTAAATTTCGCTTTGTATCGGGCTGGAAAGACGAATGGGAGATTACTTCGGAAGAAATTCAAAATTGGCTAGACAAAAGGAGATGATTAGATGAAGTTTAAAGTAGGATATGAAAATATTAAAGGATTTAGCAGCCCAGTAAAGAAAGCAGAAGAAACTAATAATTGGACTAGGTGGGCGATTTTTGTGACAGTAGTGATTATGGGAGTTTCGGCGATATTAAAAATATTAGGGAAGATCTAATGAAGAATACTACTTGTGATGGAGAAATAAGGGACGTGCTGATTAAGGATTTAGAATCGAATAAAAACAATATAAAAATTATACAAGAATTAGGATTGGGCTATTATAACTCGAGGATTGATATTGCAGTGATTAACCAGGAATTCTGTGGATATGAGATCAAAAGCGACAGGGATACCTTAAAAAGATTAGACATGCAGATATACAGTTATAACAATATTTTTGACAGGATAACAATAGTCCTAGGCAGAAATAAAATCAGCGAGGCAAAGAAAATTATCCCAGATTTTTGGGGCACGATCATAGCCTTCAAGAAGGATGGAAAGCTACTTTTAAAAAAATGCAGAAGAGCAGAATTAAACAAAAACATAAATTTACAGGGACTTGTGAATTTGCTCTGGAGAATAGAAATTGCACAGATATTAAGAGGAGAAAAATTATATAAAGGCCTTAGTGGTTATTCAAAGTATGGATTAGTCGAGGTAGTTTTGGAAAAGATTTCGGAAGATAAGATAAGATCTCATTTTAAAAAAATTCTTACGGATCGTTTATGGGAATGGAGAACAGAATATCAAAAATATAAAGAGAAATGCAGGGGGAAATATATAGAATGAAGATCGGCTTATTTGATATCGATTCAAAATACCATAATTTGGCCTTAATGAAATTATCTACTTATCATAAGCAAAAAGGCGATGAAGTAGAATTCTATAATCCATTATGGCATTCAACCTATGACAAGATATATTGCTCAAAGATTTTTACAAAGGCGAATAAAAATGGTGATTATAGGACTGATGACATGATTAGTGGTGGATCGGGAATTGATATAAAGAAAAAATTACCCAAAGAGATAGAGCATATCAGGCCCGATTATTCTCTTTATAATCTTAATTACTCCTTAGGGTTTACTACGCGGGGCTGTATTAGGAGTTGTGGATTTTGTATTGTAAGGCAAAAGGAAGGTTATATTAAAGAACATGCAGAAGTTGAAGAATTTCTAAATCCTAAAAGTAAGATCATAATTTTAATGGATAATAACTTCTTAGCCTTATTGAGCCATATTAAAAAATTACAGAAATATATAGATAGAGGCTGGATAATGGACTTTAACCAGGGGTTAGATATTAGATTGATTAATAAAGAGAGTGCTAAACTATTGAGAAATGTAAAGCATCTAAAACAAATACGTTTCTCCTGGGACCTAATGAATTATGAAAAGGAAGTAAAAGAGGGAATAAAGATTCTTCTTAAAATAGGAATTAAACCATATAGAATAATGGTATATACTCTATGTAATTTTAATACTTCCTTTGAAGAAGATATGTATAGATTCGAGGAATTAGTTAATTTGGAAGTAGATCCATTTGTAATGATCTATGAAAATGGCGACAGAAATTTGAGAGATTTCGCCAGATGGGTCAATAAAAGAATTTATAAAGTTTGTGAGTGGAAAGATTATAGCAGGAGATTTATAGAATGCACATAGCCAAAGGCGGTTATCGGAAAGATTTAAAACAATATTTCAGGTCAAAATGGGAAAACAATATGGCCAGATATTATAATTTTTTGGGTATAAAATGGATTTATGAACCAAAAGAATTTGAGTTTTATAAAATCAAAAGAGGAAGCCGATTTTATAAACCTGATTTTTATTTACCCGAGCAAGACAAGTTAATAGAAATTAAAGGATTTTTTACTGCCAGCGATAAAACTAAAATTCGACGCTTCAAAAAATATTATCTGGAAGAATTCGCCAAATTGGAGTTTGTAATACCGGATAAATATTCGAAATCAAAGGCCAATGGGGAAATGATTAAATTTTTATGTGATGATTTGGGAATAGATTTTGAAAAAATAATGAGCTATAAAGAGATAGAGGAATATAGTAAGCTGATTTCCGGGTGGGAATAAAAAGGAGGATCTAAAAATAATAATAACACTCGAGAAAATGGTGATAATACTTAGAAATTTATCAATCGCTTTGCTTATATGGTGTGCAATATGGTTTCTACATGGTTTCTTTAGAGAACTTTATAAGATTTTAAGAGAAAAATATGAGGATTGGCAATACAGGAAAAGAATTTTACAGGAAGCGGATAAATTAGTTAACGAAGGTTTAATTGAGTGGGTTAATAGAAAAAAAGGAAGTATAAGAATGACGGAAAAAGGGATGAAAAATTATAAAAAAAATCTTAAGATATAAAAAAAGGAGATAGAAAAATTGGATAGAATAGCACAAAATACCCGCAGTGTAGTTAGACAATTTAGACAGGTTCTCATGGCGCTTTATAGTGGTCAATATGATATTACTAAAATTTCGATCGAACCGAATTTCGATAAGAGAATAGAATCTCCAGGCGCACCAGTAGATACGGGAAATAGAATTCTTACTGTAAAATATAATATACTTAGAAGAAAGGAAGGCGGATTAATAAATCCAGAAAGAATGGATCATATGGAGAAGGGAGCACATCTTGGAAAGGCAAGAGAAGGTAATAAAAAAGGAGATAAAAAAATTGATATGGTAACAAGAGCTGAATTAGAAGAATATGAAGAAAAAGAGAAAGAGATTAAAGATCTAGAAGAGAAATTAAATATTTGGTGGAATAGTTTACCGATGTTTCAAAAGTGTGCGCTTCGGGATTATTATTGCTATGCTTCCGTTAAGGATAACTTATCAAATAATAGTGATGATAATTTAAAGGATTAAATTGCGAATTATATAAATGATATAATATGAATAAGATACCAATATGAGGCAAAAAGGTAGTTCCTAACGACATACCCTGAATGTAAATTACTACCCGCCTCCTAATAAAAAAAGATTGTGGCATAAGTGGTTCCTATATATACATTTGGCGTAATTACCACTCGCCACAATTATAAAAAAATTATAAGGCATAGGCAGTTCCTAATAAAACTTGCGTTTTACTGCTCGCCTTTAAAATAAGGCATAGATGGTTCCTATTATTCAACAGGCCTACCGGCCTGCTATATTACCATTCGCCTTAATAAAAAAAAGGAGTAAAAATATGAGTAAAGCAACTATCAAATTATTCAAGTCTTTACCAATAAAAGTAAGGCAAAAAAAATCATCAACTAAAGAATTATTAGAAAAAACAATAAAGAGAGGATTTGTATTTTCTCCAGAAATAATTTACAATTATTCAAATTATGATGAGTTAATAAAATTAGTTGAAGAAGTTTTTGGGATAACCAGCGAAAAAGTGAATGCTTCTTTTCATAAATCCTGGAAGAAGGTAAAAGAAGCAGATGTAGAACAGTTGGTTGTAGAACAAGTTGCTCATTATCTCACAACTTATGGCAAGGGAGACCCTGTAGGATATCTATTTCAAAAGGAACATTTAGAGAATTGGAAAGTAGATAATTTGTCCGAAAAAGTATTAAGTTTGGAAGATTTTGATAAAGGAAAACTTTATGATAAAGATTATATCTATTTCCCAAAAGAAATGTTGAAAATCCCTGAAATAGACATAGATGAAATAAAACTGATAGTGATAAAAGGATATACCAAACAGGAACTTAAGGATAAATTATTGAAATTACTTAATTCGGGGATTGCCTTGAAGGAAGATACTATAAATGATGTTGTAGATGTAGCTTTGTTTGTTGGTATAAACGAAAAAGAAATTGAGGATATAAAAAATAAGGAAGTCCGGGTAATTTTATATGAATATTTGAATGTGATTCCCGAAAGTCCAGTCGAATTCTTGAGATATATTGTTTATGTCGCGACAGATGAAACGCTTCTAATAAAATCTAAAGAATTGATAAGCGAAATAAAGGAAAAGAAAAATATTAAAATTGCTAAATTTTTCAATGACTACGATAAAAAATTTGGGTTAAAAAGACTGGCGGAGATATTCTTTCGATTCAAGCCAATTTGGCTTGCTTTTCGAACTAACCGAGAGCTAAAAACTATCATCAATAAGATGCGAAAATTGGCCGTCCGTTATCATAAACCAATGCCAGAAGACTATCTCAATTCCATAACTGCTAAAATTAAAAAAGGCGAAACAGTAGATGGAGATAAATTAGAAAGTGAATTAGAAAGAGTAAATATATTTAGGAAGATTAGGTTGTTATATGCCTTGCAGTTCAGGACTAAGAGCATAGATGCAATTTTATACAGAATTCGGAATGGAAAATCCTTTGCTACAGATTTCTATTTTGAGAATAAAAAAGTAGCAAAAAGAATTTTAGACATTGTTTTAGATTCTATTATAAAAGATGTTAGAAGAAATGTAGAAGGCAAGAAGATTTATATCCCTGAATATATAAATTACAGCTTACCAGCAACAGAAAGACAATTCACCGGAAATTTCCCATCGGGAACCTACATTTCTATTCCCCAGGATATGATTTTTGGAGTCCATTGGGAAAATGTCAAATCTTATAGAATAGATTTAGATCTTTCCTTAATCTCCCTATCTGTTGGAAAAATTGGTTGGGATGCTGGTTATAGAACGAATGAAGGAAATATTTTATTTTCAGGCGATATTACTGATGCACAGAAACCTATAGGAGCAACTGAATTATTTTACGTACAAAGACAATTAAAAGATAATTTTATTCTATTCTTGAATTATTATAACTATAATAGCGAAATAAAAGTTCCCTTTAAAATAATTGTTGCTAAAGAAAAAGCTAAAAACTTCAGAGCTAATTACATGGTCAATCCCAATAACATTGTTTCAGTTGCCCAATCTGAAATCAGCCAAAAGCAAAAAATGCTGGGATTATTGAATACTACAACAAATGGAAGCAAATTTTATTTTGCCGAAACATCAATTGGAAAGTCAATTGCATCGTCTATTTCAAAAGTTGCCGAAAATAGCAGAAAATATCTTATAAGTTTCTATCAGAACAGTATAGAGCTCAAAGATATTTTGTTAAAAGCAGGGGTTAAGTTTGTTGATAGTAAAGATGAAAGTGATATTGACCTATCTCCTGAGGCATTAGAACGAAGTACGATAATAGAACTTTTAGGAGAAAAATAAATGATTTTTATTTTTATTACGATTGCAACTTTACTTGGATTCTGGATTGGTAAAACATATTCGAGGACAGAATCTCGGTTAAGTGAGAATGAATTATTAGACGAGGAATTAATACAAGAAAGGATGCAAGCAAACAAATATGGATGTATAGAAAGTGCGATGAACACCTAGACTGGTATGTAATAAGTTTAAAAGACGCAGGAATGACCGATGAAGAAGTTAAGCGGATTCGAGGTTATTACTATTCGGTTTCAACAGAGAAGATATTAGAAGGAGAAAAAGAGCAATTAAAGAATGACAAAAGCTGAGCTAATTTTGACAGAAATCACTTAATTTGATAAAATTTAATAAGAAAATTGAATAAGGTAATGCCTTAAAAAGTTAGGTTAATGGCCTAAGCTCTTTCGAGGATTATTTAAAAATAATTTGAAAGGGTTTAGGCCATTTTTTATTTTTGAATAAAAATACAATTTTGGGCAAAGATTCGAGAAATGTTTGGGCATTGTTCAAAGGAGAGATTAGGTCGATGTCCATGAATAAAATAATACAGGGTGATTCCAAAGAAATATTAAGGACTTTTGAGGATAATTCTTTTGACGGAATGTTAACTGACCCACCCGCAGGGATAAGCTTTATGGGCAAGGAATGGGATACATTTCCGAAAGGCGGCAGAGGGAACTCTTGTAGGAAGACAGGATCTGGCAATGATTGCAGTTCACCAGGATTTGCTTGTGATGTTCATTGGGACAAGAGTTTAAAGGCGAGAAATCAATTTATCAGTTGGCTCTCGGGTTTAATGACTGAGGCGAAAAGAATATTGAAACCAGGCGGACATGCTCTTGTATGGGCCTTGCCAAGAACTTCACACTGGACTGCTTTTGCTTTAGAGGAAGCAGGTTTTGAAATTCGGGATTGTGTGTATCATATTTTTGGGCAAGGATTTTCGAAAAGTTTGGATATTAGTAAGGACATAGACCGCAGAGCATGCCGGGGGCAATTAGAAAAAGAACTGGGCAGGAAACCGACAAAAGAAGAGTTTAAGAAAGTGTGGAAAGGATTTAGAGAGGTGGTAGGACATAAACCAATTGCTTATCCCGATAGTGATTGTTGGGGAATACCCAATAAAAACGGAATTGGAAATGATAAATCCATATTTAATGTTGGTAAAGTAGATGAAGGGGGAACACGTCCAATCACCGCCCCCATAACCACCGAAGCCAAAGGATGGGAGGGCTGGGGAACAGGTTTGAAACCAGCCGTAGAATGCTGGTGGCTTGTGAGGAAACCCTTATCAGAGAAAACAGTTGCTGAAAACATTTTGAAGTGGGGAACAGGGGGGATTGATGTTGATGGGGGGAGGATAGGATGTGATTTAGAAAAAGAAGATTTAGCAAGGGGTAGAAAGTCTGATAATGATACAACCTATTTTACAAAGAAAAATGCTGATATCCATTTATACCCGAATAACAAAGGTCGCTTCCCTGCCAATGTAATCTTGGATGAAGAAGCAGGGGAGATGCTGGATAGGATGAGCGGGGTACAATCTTCAAGACCTGGCAAGTCTTTAGGTAAAAGTAAAAGTAGTTTTTTTGGAAGTGGTACTAATAAAGTAGACGATAATGCGTATCAATATTTTAGAGGTGATATAGGCGGTGCTTCCCGCTTTTTTTATTGTGCAAAGGCATCAAGAAGTGAAAGGTGGTTTTATTGTCAAATATGCCAAGATGCTTTTCCAACAAAGGAAAGAGAAGACCATAAACACGGTAAACCCGATAGTGAACAAAAGCATATTGTCTTACATCCCACGCAAAAATCAGAAAAACTTTGCAAATACCTCGTACAACTTATAACCAGAGAAGGACAAATGGTTTTAGATCCCTTCATGGGGACGGGGACAACTTGTGTAGCTTGTATAAATACCAATAGAAATTCTGTTGGCATTGAATTGGGCATTGAATATTATGAGATGGCTCGGAAGAGAATAGAATACATAGAAAGAAAAAAGAAGAGTAGATTATTTTTAGAATATCCATAAGCGAAAGGATTAAAAATGGAAGAAAAAAAATTAGTTTGGCATACTGAGAAAAGAAAGATAAATAACCTAATTCCCTATGAAGGCAATCCCCGCCAGATGACCCAAAAGCAGAAAGAGGATTTAGAGGAAAGCTTAAAACGATTTAACTTAATGTCTATTCCAGTAGTGAATACTGATAATATTATAGTTTCAGGACATCAAAGATTAAAGATACTTCAATTGTTAGGTAGAGGAGAGGAAGAAATCGATGTAAGGATTCCCAATAGAGGACTGACTCTGGAAGAATTAAAAGAGGCAAACCTAAGAGAAAACAAAAACTTGGGCTCCTGGGATTACGATATGCTGGCTAATTTTGATGAAGATTTACTGGTAGACGTAGGATTTAGCCGGGAAGAACTGGATGATGTTTTTGGACTAAATATTGATGAAGAATTTGATGTTGATAAAGAACTAGAGAAATTACTTAAGGGAGGGATTAAGAGAGTTAGCGATGGTGACTTATGGCAATTGGGTGAACATAAATTAGTTATCGGAGATTGCACTAATAGAGATAATTGGAACAGATTATTTGGAGAAGAAAAATTTGACTATCTCTTCACAGACCCGCCATATAAATTAGCATATTCAAAACAGAGAGTTCATAAACAAAAAATAAAAAATGGATTTATATTAAAACGACAAAAAGTTTATTTATCTGTAGGTCAAACAGCAGGTAATGGTAAACCAGCAAAAAATGGATTTGGAGCAAAACAAAATAGAAGTTATTTAGGTATGGATAAAAGAGGTGGAGTACCCGAATATGACGAATGGCTCTCCATAGCTAATGACTTTCAAAATCCCAAGGGAGCCAATGTTATGGTCTTTGAAAACTGGAGGAATACCATAGAGATATGGCAAGCCATAGCGAAATATTGGAAAATAAAGAATATGGTGATCTGGTGGCTGCCCAATCGATGTCAAGGATTTTCAAGACCGGGATACTTTTTTAACAAATATGATATCGCTCCATTAGCTGGAGAAGGAGTGAGAAATGAGGGATATGAAGAAGAATTGGATAAGTATCTTAGAGAAAAAGGACAAAAGCTTTTGGATACTTATGAGGTTATTATATACGGCCGAAAAGGTAAAAGCTATTGGGATAGAAGGAAAGGCACTCTATGGGCGAAAGTAGCAGACCATATTACTCATGCTGCAGAGACAGGAAAATCAGGTGGACAGAATATAATTTTTGGTACAAAACCAATCCAGATATTAGTTCCCTACATAAAAATATTATCCCCTCGAAATGGGATAATAGCCGAACCATTCGCTGGGTCAGGATCAACACTTATAGCAAGCGAGATTATGCATAGGAAATGCAGAGCAATAGAGATAGAACCAATCTATGGGGAAATTATTTTATTGAGATGGGAGAAATTTACTGGCAAGAAGGCAGTGAAGATAAATAATGAATAAAAAAGAAACGGCAAAAAATCTGACAAATCTGACAAGAAATCGACAAAAAGAGGATTTTTTAGAATCACTTACCGGCGGGGTATCAATAAGCGATGCTTGTAAAGCAGTAAATTTAAGCCGGGATACTATTTGGAGATGGCGAAAAAAATACATAGGCTTCGATAATAAAATATTATCGATTATAGATAGTCGGACCCAGACTGTAGAAGATGCTTTATATGCGAGTGCCTTGAAAGGGAATGTAATAGCCCAAATATTCTGGCTAAAGAATAGAGCCAAAGATAGATGGTCAGATAGAACTACTCACGAGGTAGTAGCATTGGAACTTACTTTTGCTAATCTAATGAAAATGAAGAAAAAGCAGGAGAAAAAAGAAACAAAAGACTAACAGAGTCTTATCTGGATGAGGTAGCTAAATTGAGATTAAGCCAGAAGGAAATAGATATTCTAAGCAGTTATGAAGGTGACTGGAATAAGTTCGCTAGAGAAGGTTTGGGAGTAAGACTTGACCGGAAGCAAAGAAGAATTTTAGGATCAATGCAAATAAATAGGAGGACGTCGGTTAGATCAGGGCATGCAGCAGGGAAGGACTACGTAGCTGCTGTAGGTTCTTTATGTTTTTTGTATCTGAATATTCCTTCAAAGGTTATCAATACGGCACCTACAGATAGGCAAGTTATTAGTATTATGATGTCCGAGATAGGCAGAATATATAGAAATGCGAAGATAGATTTAGGAGGAGACTTGTGGACTCATAAAATAACTTTCTCTGAGGATTCAGACTGGTTTTTATTAGGCTTTAAAACAAAAGATAAAAAGCCGGAAGACTGGACCGGGTTTCATTCTCCGAATCTTATGGTAGTAGTCACTGAAGCGAGCGGGATAGACCAGGTAACCTTTGATGCCATAGAGGGATTGCTTACCGGTAATAGCCGATTAGTTTTGATATTCAATCCAAACAGGACCTCGGGAGAGGCCTATCAGAGTAGTAGGAGTCCCCTTTATAAGAAGTTCAAAATGAACTGTTTGAATGCAGTAAATGTTAGGGCCAAAAAGATATTAATCCCGGGACAGGTAGATTTTGAGTGGATCGATGAGAAGATCAGGAAGCCGGGATGGGTAGTAGAAATTAGCGAGGGAGAAGCGAATAGAGATGCCTGCGATTTTAAATGGGACGGAAAGTGGTACCGGCCCAACGATTTATTCTTAGTTAAAATTATGGGCGAATTCCCTCGAGCGACCGAAGATACTTTAATACCCCTCAACTGGGTAGAATTAGCTAATGATAGATGGCATGATTTGCAAGGAAAAGGGAAAGGTACGCTAAAGTTAGGAGTCGATGTAGCCGGCATGGGAAGGGACCTTACCGTATTCGCTTTCAGGAGAGGAGACGTTATTGAAAGACTTAAAGCCTATAGCAAACAGGATCATATGGTAACTGTAGGGAGAGCAAAGAATGAATTAATAAAAAAAGAAGATATCACCTATGTAGACTCATCAGGAGAAGGGGCCGGAGTCTTTTCGAGATTGATAGAACTGAAGGTTAATGCGGTGGGGGTTAAGGCTTCAGAATCAGCGAAGGATCTAACTGACCTGACCGAACAGAGGACCTTTGCCAATATGAGGGCCTATTTATACTGGGCTCTAAGAGATGCTTTGGATCCAGCACTCGGCGGAGAGTTGGCCTTGCCTCCCGTAGATGAGCTAACTCAGGATTTAACCGAGGTACATTGGAGCACCAGGAGTAATGGGGACATTATAATCGAAGAGAAAGATAGGATAAAAAAGAGATTGGGGCGGTCCCCGGATTACGGAGATGCGGTAGCTAATACCTATTCTGGAAAAAGGAAACATAAACAAGCAGAGGTTGTCGCTTAATATTTGATTAAATGAGGTGAACGATATGACCGAAGAAATAAAGAAAAAAAAGCAGGCTGAGGTGCACGTTACCCTTACCAAAGGGCAGCAATTTATACAGACGAGTAAAGGGGTCTATCCTATATCAATTCTTAAGAAGCATGAAATCAAAAAGACTTCTAAGCAGATTAAGGAAGAAGAACAATTTGGAATTAATGAATTAGTTGCTCCCCCCAATTCCCCTAATAGTCTGCTTCAATTATACGATATGAATTCAACTTTTAGTGCTTGTGTAGATCAGATAGCAGAAGATGTAGCTGGTCTGGGCTGGAGACTAGAACTAAAGGAGGGAGAAGAAGAGGATGATAACGAAAAGAAAAAGGTTAATGAACTATTAGAAAAGCCAAATCCGGAAGAATCTCTAAGGCAAATAATGAAGGAGATGCTCATCGATGTAGGAATAATAGGCTGGGGCGGTTGGGAAATAGTCAAAAATGGCATCAGAGAAGTAGCGGAGATATGGCACATCGCCGGGCATACCTTTAGGATTCATAAAAAGAAGAAGAAATTCTGTCAACAGAGAAATAATGATAAGGTCTGGTTTAATAGGTACGGGGAAGAGAAAGATATTTCTGCCGAAACCGGTAAACAGGGAAAATTTGATGAGAAGAGTAAGGCAAATGAGCTGATCTACTACAAGAGATATTATCCGAGGTCGGATTATTATGGAGCACCCCCGATATTATCAGCAGTAGGCTCCTTGATAGGACTTATTGGAATTAGGGATTATAACATATCTTTCTTTGAGAATTACGGGGTTCCTGCAGCCTTAATTACCCTGGCCGGAGACTGGAAGGACGGTTCAGCAAAAAAGATTAAAAATTTTTTGGATACTGAAATTAGAGGCTCCGAAAATGCCCATAGGACTATGGTGTTTCAACTTCCCGATGAGAATGCTAAATTTCAATGGCAACAATTATCTGT